TGGTGATTTAACCATAGATGTAGCAGGTGGTATTAATCTTGATTCTGATGGTGGTGAAATAAGTTTTAAAGATGCTGGTACTGAAATAGGTAAATTTAACAATAGCTCTAGTGATTTTGCGATAGAAGCTGGAGTACAAGATAAAGATATATTATTCAAAGGAAATGATGGTGGTTCTGGTATAACTGCTGTTACTATTGATATGTCAGTAGGAGGACAAATTCAAGGCTCTGCTTTAGGAGTAGCAAACCCAACTTTTTCTTTTGATAATGATACCGATACAGGTATGACAAGACCAACTGCTGATACATTACAGTTTGTTTGTGGAGGTACAGTTAAAAATAGAATATCTAGTGATGGTTTATTGTTTAATAGTGATACAGCAGCAGCTAATGCACTTAATGATTATGAAGAAGGTACTTGGACTCCAGTTTTAACAAGAGTTTCTGCTCCTAATATTGCTTTTACTGTTGAAGAAGCTAATTATACAAAAATAGGAAGAATGGTTACTGTTCAAATGGGTCTTTTAATAACAGGTGTTACAGCACAAGGTAGTAGTGTTACTTTTGTAGATGGATTGCCTTTTAATAATGGTGGAATTGCATATTCATCTACAGGTAGTGTTGGTATGAATAGTGCTTTTGCGAGTGAATGTCATGTATGTCAGATAGGTGGTAATAGTGATAATACTATAAATTTTCATGCTGATAATATTGGTTTTGCAAATTTAGCAACAGACTTTACAAATGGTGGTAGGCTTTATTGTTCTTTAACATATGAAGCATCCTAAAATTTTAACAATATACCTAGTGGATTCTAGGTACGGACAAAGGAGAAAATAGAATGGCAATAACAAAAACAATAGTAGAAGATAAGATTGAAGTTGTAGGAGACTACAAAGCTATACAAATAAGAACAGCTACTGTAATAAAAGAAGATGGCACAGAGCTTACAAGGTCTTTCCATAGGAAAGTACTTGATTGCGTATCATCTGTAAAAAATGCTGATGATTCTTGGACACATACAGATACAGATGTATCAAGTGAGTCTACAGAAGTACAAGGCATAGCTACAGCAGTTTGGACAACAACAGTTAAGAACGCTAAGAAAGCTGCTAACGAAGCTTCAGGCATATAATTAATGGCAAGTAGTCAACCCTATACAGTCGCAGTAAACGGAGGTTTAGTAAGCTCATCTAATGTTATAGATTTGCTTAAGACACCCGGAGTTGCAAAAGACTTAAGAAACTTTGAAGTCTCTACAGAGGGTGGCTATAGAAGAATTAATGGGTATCAAAAGTTTGGTACTACAAGTGCTACAAAACCTACAGGAAGCGTAACAAATATACTAGGTGTATTTACTTATGCAGATGGTGTTATAGCTACTGCAGATACTGGTATATTTTTTAGTAATGATGGACAGACTTGGTTAAACATAGGCAGAGATTCTGTATCAGGTAGTGGAGATAACTACACAGCCTTTACAGGAAGAAGTACACTAACAAGAACTTCACAAGGTCAATGTCAGTTTACATTGTTTGATGGTGCTACATTTGATTATGGTCAAGTTATTATATCAGATGGAGCTAACAAGCCTTACATATTTAGAATGGAAGGTACAGGAGCATTAACATCTAGAACATTCTTTGCAGAAGAAATAACTGTAACAGGAACTAAAGGTGTTAAATATGTTACAACTCATGATAAGCATTTAATAGCTGCAGGAGTTGAAGATAATTTAAGTACAGTATTTTATAGTTCTACATTAGACCCTACAAGCTTTAGTGGTTCTGGTTCAGGCTCAATAGTCTTAGAAGACCAGATAGAAGGAATCAGAGGATTCCGTAACGAATTATTTATATTTTGTACAAATAGTATATTTAAATTAATAAACATAAATGATTCAAGCAATATAGCTATTGTACCGGTAACAAAGAATGTTGGTTGTTTAAGTGGCTATAGTATTCAAGAGATTGGTGGTGACTTAATATTTTTAGCACCAGATGGATTAAGAACAGTTGCTGGTACAGCGAGAATTGGAGATGTTGAGTTAGGTACAGTTAGTAAAGCTATACAGCCTTTAGTAACAGATTTAGCAGAAAACATAAATACATTTATTATAAGTAGTGTTGTATTAAGAGATAAATCACAATATAGATTATTTTATACAAACGCTAGTTTAGAACAAACACAACAAAAAGGAATTATAGGAACACTAAGACCAAATGGATTTCAATGGTCAGAGACAAGAAGTTTAGAAGTTACTGCTATAGGTTCTGGATTTGATAGTAATAATGTAGAACAATATTATCATGGAGATACAAATGGTTTTGTTTATCAACATGATACAGGTAATAACTTTGATGGTTCTAATATACTAGCAAGATATGAAACACCTAATTATGATTATGGTGATTTAGGAACACTAAAGACTTTACACTATGTCAGAGTATCAGCAAGTTCAGAAGGTATTGTTGAACCAGACATACAAGTAAGATTTGATTATGGTAATACAGATATACCTCAACCATCAGATTTATTTGATATAGGAGTTATTAATCCACCTTCAAAGTTTGCAGATGCATTGTTTAATACTAATGTATTCGGTGGAGGAGATAATCCTTTAATAAGAGTTCCCTTACAAGGAAGTGGAACAAGTAACAATTTTACAATTATAAGTGATGATACAAAAGCACCATATACGATAAATGGTTTTTATGTAGATTACATACCTTCGGGCAGGAGATAAGATATGGCAATAACAAAAGTAACAAGAACTCTTTTAAGTACGGGTATTGTAGATAATAGTAATGCTACAGCTATAACTATTGATAGTAGTGAAAATCTAATTATGACTGCTGGTGGTACTATTCGTGCTGGTGGTGCAAATGATTTAATTTTAGATGCTGGTGAAAGTGGAACGCCTGATATTTATTTACAATCAGGTGGTTCTACAAAAGTTAAAATTGAAGGTAGTAATGGCAATGTTGGAATTGGAACGACTAGTCCTTCAAGCAAATTACAGATTATGGGTGGCACAAGTGGTGTAGACCAAATAAGCCTTTCTAGTAATTTATCTGATAATACAACTAAAGGTGCTGGAATTATTATGACAATGTATACCAATAATACTGCTGCTCTAATTGGTGGTTTAGCAGTAAATGGTAACACCTCTTTAGTTTATGGTTCTTCAGGTACAGACCATAGAGGAGTTACCAAGCATATTTGGTATACGAATACTAACTACAACTCTACAAGTGGCAATACAGAAAGAATGCGTATTAATAGTTCAGGTCAAGTTCTAATGAATACTACTGATGCCCATAATGGCGGAGCAGAAGTTTTACATATTACAACTAATGGTAGTAGTGGTGGTTATGGAATTAATATTAAAACTGGAACTAGTAGTGGTGGCACAATGATGCGATTTAATACTACAGGTGCTATTGTAGGTCAAATTACTACAAGTGGTAGTGCAACAACTTATCATACATCTTCAGATGCAAGACTCAAAGATATTACAGGTGAAGCAAGAGGTTTAGAAGTAATTAATAAACTTAATCCAGTTTCTTATACTTGGAAATTAGATGGTAGTGCTGACGAAGGTTTTATAGCACAAGAAGTAGAAAAACTTATACCCAATGTAGTTCATCAAAATTCAGATGATGATATGTACTCTATGGATTATGGAAGAATTACACCATTACTTGTCAAAGCTATACAAGAACTATCAGCAGAAGTAGAAGAATTAAAAACAAAATTGGAGAATAAATAATGGCAGGATATACAAGACAAAGTTCTTTTGCAGATGGAGATACAATTACTGCTGCATTATTCAATAACGAATATAATCAGTTAGTAAATGCATTTCACAACTCTACAGGACATTCACATGATGGCACAGCAGCTTCTGGACCAGTTATAGGATTAATTGGTGATGCAGGAGAAACTTCTCCAAACAACAAAGTCTTAATAGACACTACAAATAACCATATAGAATTTTATGTAGAAGTATCTTCTAATCCAGTACAACAAATATACATAGGCGATGGTGTTATAGCTCCAGTAACAGAT